AATCTAGATGCAGCAATGGTTGCCATTGCACCACCAAGAGAATGACCGCATATAAACAATTTAGGTTGTACATGACTTTCCATCATGACAACCTCAATTTCATCCCAAACTTTGTTGACTTCTTCTTGGAATCCATTATGCACTCGGCCACCGATTCGTGCTCTATCTGGCCATGCATTTAGATCCGCTTTAATATCGTTGAATGAAGTAGGTTCTGTTCCTCTAAAGCAGAGTACCATTTCATCCTCATTCCAAACAACGTGGCATTGCGCCTCACCGTCTTCGATAAATTTATGACTGGTATATCCCAGCTCTTTAGCAACTGACTTAGCCTTTTTACCATCAAGGTATGCCATCTCGGCAAGCTTCGCCATTACAGGTGATTTCTCTACACCCATATCCTACTCCTATGTTAGTACATAAAAGTCACTCCCTTCATTAAGAAATATAGTACCCTTAGTTTTGAAACTGTAGGGCTTTCAGTTCATCTAGCTCTCTTCTGAGCTTTAGCACCTCGAGCCTTTTCTTTTCTAGCTCGAGTTGATATAGAGTATCACAATTAATTCTAGTCTTAGGCCTTGCACCTAATGGTATAACAATTCTAGCATATATGCCAGTGTCAATTCTTCTATCATTAAACCGAGGGTGTAACGGGTCATCCTCTTGATTCAATACACCCGTTACACCGAACTCTAAATTTGTTGCCGATCCAATAGCATTCGCACAATCTAAGTCACCTGCTCTGAACCTATCCTGAGAAAAGTTCTGTGGTAATGACGGTATAGACAAATTCAAGCTAGTTGAATCTGCTATAGCCGTTGTACTTACCATGATAAAGAACAAAGCAATTATGAGTTTCATTTTTTAATTTTAGAGCATATGCGTGATGCTACGTAAGCTCCCTTTCCTTTATACAATTTAGACTCTGTACACACATAAGTGACAGATTGAATATCTACCTCTTGTATGTATACTTTTATCTCTTTTCTCTTAAGATGTTTAAGTTTAAATACTCTATCAAATGAGGCAAATGGTACTCTGTTCCAATCTTTGTCATACACACTTACCTGATAATAATCAACGTCAGTTCTAGCATTGAATACCTTAAAACTAGTAACATGCACGTTTACAACTGGTGATTGTGTTAGTTTGAAATAAGCAGGTACCATTTCATGGGCACTTGCTCCTACACTAGTCACCAACATCATAAATAATATAATAAATCTCATTATTTGGCAACACACTCAGCTGTCACGATAGCTGTATAATTACCAGCTGGTAGTGCTTTGGTATCACCATAGTCCATCTGAGATGAAACTTTAAAGCGAGTAGTACCTGCTACTGTTAGATCATATTCATGTGTATTATTGAATGTGATCTTGTCTGTATCGTAATCAGCCATTCCAACATCTGAAACTGTTTCTACTTCTACGTTACCTGAAAAGTTTTGTGTATCAGGTAATGATGGTGAAGAAGAAAATGATGTAGGATATGAAATACGTCCTAAGAACGAATCTGCCAATGCAACATCAAAGCGAATGATTGGCTGTACACCACCATCAGATGGATCTGTTGTTAATTGACTTGCTATTGGTGATGCATATACACCATTTGTTTCTGTGAAGATGGTGCATTTAGATTCTACTGTACCTGAAATCGGCGCTTCTTCCGCTTTAGCAAATACTGCAACTATGGATACCAAAAAAGAACCTATAAGAACTTTTTTAAGCATTTATTTCTCCTTATCGGTCGTATTGCGACCGAATTATTTCGTTAAACTTTGTGTCTTCCGCGAGGCTCCTAAACCCTCGACGATTGTCGTTTAATGTAGAATCTTTAAGTTCAACTGTTTCTTCATAGGTTTTACCGTCCATAACTACAGCATAGTAATTATCAAACTCAGGTTTAAGTGACATCTGGTTAAAGAGAACTGAAAGAGCAGCAGCATCCAACATCAATGGATTAATAGTGCTAGCAAGTCTCCTTCTCTTATCTTCTTCCGTTAATTTGCTGTCCTCATCTTTAGCCTGTTTGCCCTCTTCATCCTCTTCATATTCTTTGGCTAAAGCATCCTGTACTTCGTCCGATTCAAACGGATCTTCTTGTGGTGGTATTAAATCCAGTGGATTCACTTTCTCTTCTGGTTGAGGACATAATGGGTTTGTTAGTGAATCAAAACAATCATCAAACCTATAACTATACCTAACAACTGGATCTTTAACCTCTCCTGTTCCTTCTGTTTCTAAACTACCCTGACCCCAAACCTCTCTAGGTAAATTAAGTACGGGTAATGTCTTATTAATCGTTGAGCCAGATTTTCCTGACCAATCGTCTGTATTTTCAAATACATTTCCGTTCCCAAGTGCATTCTTATTTGATATGGTTACGGCAAAAGCATCTTCTCTTTCTTTTTCAACCGTATAACGATAACGAATTTGATTTACAATAAGGCCAGTCTCAGGTGGAAGTATGACTTCCATATCCCAAGTTCTACCATTGGCAGCAGCGTTACTTGATATACCATTCTGCGTTTCAGAGTACGCTGAGAATGGCAGCAATAGCAATGACAAGGCTAAAACCGATGACCGTGAGCAAACTGTCGTCATTCATTACACTCCTCATGGTGTCTTCAGGCTTAGGAGCTTTCTCAGCATCTTCTTGCCAAGCAGCTCTAGCCTCTGCACCGATTAATCCATCATATGGACAAGGAGTACCAGCATTCATCATGGCATCAAATACTCTCTTATCCTGACACATAACAGAGACCGCTGCCACTTTCATACCCATATCATATAGTGTTTTAGCGTTTTTCAACTTTTCGCAATTCATATCACGAACCGTTTTACCAGCTGACAAACCTAGGATCTGTGTCTGTACCGCGCCAGAGACACCGACCGTACATAAATCCGAATTGGAGGTATTGATAGTCGGTGATATAGCTGACGGCGGTGGTGATTTCACCGTTGTCTTCGAGTCAATCCTACTCGTGTTGTCAGTTATAATAGGTTCTACTTCTTCCGTTACTGTTTGTGCATTAACATTAAACACAAAGAGGAATATCCCGCAAAAAAGCAGGGTATTCCTCATAATATGATTCAAAGACACTTCATGTACCCTCGTTATACAGTATAATTATATCGAGAGTATTTATACTTTAGAGATCGTGATCGTGAACGTAAAGTTGAATTAAAGCATAATGTAATACTTTTTGAAGATCCTTACGGGCGTCTTCAGAGCTACCTTTCTTTCCATATCTTTGTGCGTATTTAAGCACATTGCCAATACAGAAACCAGTACCGTGGCCACCATCAATGATAAACTCAGTAGCTTGGAACTTGTCCTTAGCATAATGCCCACAATAAGTGGAGTCAATATATTCTTTGAACTCCTTAATATAGGCATCTTCATCAAATTTGTATTTTATATTATCCATTCACTTTTCCCTATAAAATATGTGGGTATCAATACGGACAACACGTTTAAGGTGTTTCCAATTAGGGTTTACATAATTAGCATGATAATACGTTGATCCATCAGTAGGATCAAATACCTCACCATAACTACGCATGACGTCACGTGCGATGTCAAATGCTCTATCATACTTATTTTTATCTTTTATTATATCAGACTTTCCGTCGCAATACCAGGAAAACTGACAACGATTACGACGAGGAACTGGTGTTCCAGTCTTCCAATGTGGACGAGTCTCAGCTTCGTATACTACGTCACATACAGTTGAAGGATAATCAGGGCTATTAACTCTATTTAAAACTACAAAGGCTACAGCACGCTGGCCAATTTCACTTTCATTACGAGCTTCATGATATATGTTTGTTGCCATACATGCAGTTTGTTCTGCTTCAAGAAACTCTGTTATGGTGAACTTTCCAAAGGTGTCTGCTTTTGCCAACCCTACAGTCGCCATTACGGCGGCTGCTGCTACAACAAGCTTTACCATTCTTTCTTGGCTCCTGTTTCTTCGTTATAATCATATCCAGCGTGATATGCTTTAATAGCTTCTTCAGACATATCTTCCTCAACTATCTTAGGAGAACTATATGTATCTCCTACAAATTCATGAGGAGAGCGAATCCTGCCGTAGTAAGAATCAGCAGAGCCGCGGTCAAAAGCACCTCCATGACGGTCATCGTATTTTATTCCTTTCCAAATAGGCCATTCGCGTACCGTTTCATTCCTAGCGTGGTATTCTGCGATCAGCACTTCGATCAACTCGTCCAGCGCCTTGCCGTTCGACCTCATTTCGGGGCCCCGCTGTCAGCACACGCTTTCAAGAACGCGGCCACAATCAACGCACCGGCTGCAACGTACATTGCGGTGAATAAGCCATCATCGGCCCCAGCTGCAATGACTAGCATCACGCTCCCGGTTGTGTACAGCGCCCATGGCGAAATATACATTTGCTTTCCTTTTTCCATTTAATATAGCTATGTGTCAACCTTTACGAGCCAGTGACTAGCCGGAAGCTACCATCCTCAAAGTCAGGATCATCTTTAACAGCAATCCAACGGTTGTCGCCTGTAGGGCTAAACACCATTGCGAAA